TAAACTCAGCAGTGGCTTCCATGTATTGAATATCAGCGGATGTGGAGTTGAAGTTCATTCCGCTTAGAGATACTGGGAACATCTCTACGAACGTGAGCTCTTGGTTTGGATTCTTCGAGCTGCTCAAGATCACGAGAGATCCGTCCGAGAATACTTTCTTGGAAGCTATGACCGGCGTATTCGCGAGAGCTGCATAGTTTTTGAAGTCATCGGTGATGCCTAAAGCCTCGATCCAATCGAAGATCTCGCGATAGTTTTGCATATCCTCGTCTATCTTAAAGGTGACTGAGAGGTTACCGAAGTTGATGCCGGTGCCAGGGAGCTGGAGAGCCTGAAAAGGATTAGGTACTTCGACTGATCCGAGCATGACTAATGGAGTTCTCACGTTTTGACAGAAGAAGTCTACGTTCGGGAGTCTGGTCAGTACCAGCCTATAGCCAAACGGCGAGAGGAAGTTCTTATTAGAAGTGAGGTCTTTGAACGACATTATATCTCTGTAAGTCCTAATTTGTCAACTGCATATTTATAGATCTTCATGGAGATTACTGCGTTGTAGCACATGACACGATCTTCTTTATCGGCCGTCAGTATCATGACTACTGCATTGGGAAACTTATCTGAGGTGATGAAGATAGATCCCGCTAGCTTCTTTGGATCTATCATTGAGATGTCTACACCGAAGTCTTTATAGAACACGAGCAGGATCTTGATGGTATTCTCGAGGCTATACTTCGTGGTAGAGATCGGTGCCATCAATCCGGACTTGAACTCGGTGATGAACTTCTCGGTAGTCGAGCACTTAGCATCTACTTGAGCCTGAGCCGAAGTAGTGAGGCCGGCTATCAGTAGGAGGGAAGCAATGATCTTCTTCATGTGATACTCCTTATCAAGATATTTAGGCAAAAAGAAAGGGAGCCGAAGCTCCCTAGTTAATAGCCGTTTCTATCGACGACTCAGTATTATTTATCTTCCTGCGACCTTCAGCATAAGCACGCTTAAGACCCTCAGCAATCTTTGCTTTCTGCTCCGGTGATGACTTTCTACCTTTGCGAGAAGCAGACATGGCAGCTCTGTGCTCGTCTGAACACTTGACACCCTTCTTGGCAGCGGAGATCTTGCGACCTCGTTCTGCCGGATCTTTCCAAACAGCTTTCTTACCCGTATTGGCATTGGTGATCTTGGCTCCGACTTCGGTCCTGCGCTCGGCATCCATGTGCCATAGTTCCCACGCTTTGTTGTTGAAGTTGTAATACTTCACGCGCAGCTCAGAATCTTTGATCATGACCAAGACGCGGTTTTCTTCTGCCACCATTTCTTTACGGTTCGTATGACGCGACAGAATTCTGCGCTTAAAATCTTGAGGTCTGCGCTTAAAAGCCTTGTGCATGTAGTTAGAACTGCAGACATATCCGTCGTCTTCTGTCCCCCAATGAGACCCGACGTAATACTTCTTCCTCTTAGCGTCTCGCCAGAGGTATACGAATCCTGATGTTTTAGACATAAAAAATACTCCCAGAGTTTCCCCTGGGAGTATTTACGGCAATTAGTCTGTCGTTTGCTAGTACCTTCCAGCATATCGCTATGCTGAAATGGCAGTACTAGAGGATGTTCTGAACCAGAACGCGACGGTAGTAAACGTTGCTGTCCTTGAGGATAGCGCCGTTGTCTACGTTAGCGCCACCAGCAAATGGGTTGGCTACGACGCCGTAACGGGTCTTGAAGCCAATCTTCGGCTGGAAGGTGTCCGGATCGACGGCGCGGACCATCTGCAGCGGAACGTACGGGCAGTAGAAGAGGCCGGCGTCGAATGCGCTAGAACCCTTGTAGCCGACGGTCATGTAGTGACCAGCAGAGTTGTTAACACCGGTGCCAGACTGACCAGCGTACGGGTCGATGTAGACCTTGATGCGGCCATTGAGGACGCCAGCGAAGGTGGTGCCGGTGTCATCGATCTGGAGGTTGTTGCTGTTAAGAGCCGGAGTGTAGTCGAGAACGCCAGCCATCTGGAGAGCAGAAGCGACATCTGACGAGCAGATGAGCATGTTGCCCTTACCGCGACGGGTAGCCTTCGCGATCTGATTAGCTTCGCGCTCGATCTGGAACATCAGACCCTTGAACTTCTCAACAGACCAACGGCCGTTTGAGTCGGTGTCGAGGTCGAAGATACCAGAGGCAGTGGTGCCTTCGGTAGCGCCCTGGACGGCAGTGATGTTGATCGTGCGGACGATCTCGCGGTTGATTTCAGCGAGGATCTCGTGAGACAGGATGTTCGACAGCTCGGTCTCAGCGTCGAGGCCGTGGATGGCCTTGAGGTCCTGAGCGAGTTCCATCGAGTACTCAGCCTTGAGGGCGCGAGTATTCGCGGTGACGGTTACCTTCTCGATCGAGAAAGCCATTTCAGGGAAGGTCAGCGAGCTGTTGCCCAGGCCTTCGCCCTGATCGGTGGTCATGCCGCCAGCGAAGTTGTAGACGCCCTTCTCAGCGAGGTTAGCCTGCCAAGTGGTGTTGCCCGGAAGGTTACCAGCGTGCTTGTTGCCAAGGATGTTGTCGGTGTTCGACTTGTACGTAGAGAAGCGAGTGTTTGCTTCGTTGTACAGAGCCTCGGTACCGGCGTTGTTGGCGTAGCGAGCGCGCATAGCGAAGATGAGGCCGGTCGGGCCAGTCATCGGCTGAACGCCGCAGATGTCGTAAGCGATCAGGTTCGGCATCGCACGACGAACGAGCGAGATGAGAACCGGGTCGAAGGTGTCGATGGCGCCGGCGTTAGTAGCATCCGGGTTACCGATAGCGTTGGTCGGACCTTCCATGAGGTACTGCGAGCCACCCATAGCGGCTGCCTTACGCAGCTCATTCTCGGTGTTCTCGAGCATCATGGCAGTGACAGAACGCTTGTGAGCGTCCTTAATGTCAGGAAGATCCGGGTGGCTTAGCACCGGCTTCCACTTGTTCTGGACTTCTTCATTGAGGTACATTGAGTTATACTCCCTTGAGTTTTACTTTTGATTTGTTATGACTTGACTGTACGCGAGATGGCACGAACGTAATTGCCCATAGATCCGGCTGGAACGTTCGACTCGACGTATTCGCCACTAGCGTCGAAGCTCTCTTCGTTGAGCATCTTCATTGGCTTAGCTTCTGACGCAGAGAAGTAGTTTTCCTTGATGACCGCCACTTTCCTAGCGAAAGTGTTTTCATCCTCGAAGTTGAGTCCCTCACAAAGAGTCTTCAGCTTCTCGGCCTGAGTCACGGCAAGGCCATCTGTCATGCTTTCGACGATGGCGTGCATCTTAGCTTCAGAGATCTCGCTCTGGAGTCCGATGACTTCATCAGTCTTCTCGTTGTACAGAGCTTCGAGTTCTTCGATACGGGCCGACATCTCAGCGATGACGTCGACGCGATCCTGCGGAACTTCGATGTAGTGCTCTGCAAATAGTCCCTTAAGGCCACCGATGAACTCTTCGGCGATCTCAGCGCGAAGGTTGCTTTCTACGGCCAGCTTATTCTCTTCGATCCACTCGGCGATGGCGTAAGAGAGATACTTATCGATGCTCTCTACCATTGCTTCCTGAGCGGCTTCGACTTCCTCGTCGAGGCGAGCGTTATACTGCTCTTCGAGATCTTCCTGAATGGAAGCGACGCGATCGTTAATGACTGCTGTAAAGAGAGCAGAAGCCTCGGTGACGAAATCGGCCGAAACCTCTTCGCCAAATAGCTGCTGAAGCTCAGACTCGACTTCTTCCATCTTTGCAGAAGCAGCAGACGCTTTCATATTGACAGAAGACTTGTTCTTTGCAGAATTGTCGCCGGTCGGCTTGGTGTTGTTCTCGGTATCGGTGTCTTCCTCGCTCTGGCCCGGAGTGGCTACCTTGGTCAGCTCGATGGCAGAACCATCTCCCTGGCTCTTATCCTGCGGGCGGTTCGCGTGAACGTTGCCCTTAGCGATCGGACCAGGAACCTTGGAGACGCCAGTGGCACCTCCACCGACAGAGATTTCTTCGTCCATCTCTGCAAGTTTGTTCTTGCTCTTAAGCATCATGATGCTCCTTTGTTGAATCTGTAGATTTATTTATAACTATGCGAATTTACAGCAGCGACAAGAACTTCTCGAACGCTGCGAGTTTTGCTTCTTCCAGCTCTCGCTTGCTGGTTGACTTGATGGTCTTCTTCATCTCTTCGATGTGTTGAGCCTTGATTAGACCGTTATCCCATACCCACTCTACGTTCTCCATGATGCCCTGTACGAAAGCATCCGGAGCGGAAGGATCTGCGACGATGTCGGCGGCAGTAGCGAGGTGGAAGTCTTTTTGAACTTCCATGATGCCATTTGCATTGGCTGCCAGAGAACCGAGGCCGCGAGAAGAGACTCCTACGCATCCGCCAGACTCGATGATGCCGCGAGCGATGTTGCCCATCGGTGTCTCAGTGAGCTTGGCTTTGCCGATGAAGTTCTTGCCTTCCTGACGGAGACTAGTGATGATGTGAGACACTCGATCGAGATTGATTTGCGGTCCATTAGGATGACCTAGCTCGCCGAAAGCGCGACCCTTCTCTACGTACTCTTTCATGTAGCGACCGACTTCGCGCTGCATGACTCCCTCTGAGTACATACGGTTATTGCGATTGACGATGTCGCACTGAAGGAATACGCCTTCGATATATAGGTTCTTCTTACCGCTCTCAGTAGATTCGGTAATGTACTTGACTTCTTCTGTGAGTTCAGTAATGAGCTTCATTATGCCCAATCCCTCTTAGCGTCTCTAGCTTTGGCTGCCTTATCTTTAGCAACTTTTAGATCTTTCATCGCCTGATTCCTAGCCTTGAGGCTGACGGCATGATCGTAACGAGCCAGGTGATGCTCGTGGTCATAGTCATGCCTCATGGCGCGATCGATGTGATGCTCGAAGCCATCGTGATCGCCGACATCTTCAGACTTGTCGGCCATGCCCTGGTGATGAACACGCATCTTAAGAGCATGATCGGCGGCTTTCTTATGGAAGTCGGCGATCTCTGGGAGCTTACCCTTAGCGACCATCTCTGCTAGATAGTCAGACTCTTCTTCAGAGATGTATGAAGCTTCTTCTTTCATGTCTTTCTTTTTTAAGAACGCTGGCTTCTTGTCGTCCTTGTCATCATCATCTTTGTCGTCAGACTTCTCAGACTTGTCGTCGTCTTTGTCTTCTGCATCATCATCCTTATCGTCGTCTTTCTTCTTATCATCTTTGTCGTCAGCTTCTTCTTTGAGTTTA